CTTTCTTCTTCTGGATTCATTTCAACAGTTGCAGCACGATTCAATCTCATTTTGATTTTGTTCTTGCCTCTATCTGCTTTGTATCCTGCAAAGATTTCCTTTCTGCTACTCGAACCATTCTTACCATCGAATACGATTACAACTCTGGTAGGATTGAGTGTACGGATAGCGTAGCCGATACTTTTTAAAGTACCGACTATGCCTCCAATGTGGTCTCCATTATCATTAAGATTAGGAGCGGTAGACCATGAACGGATGAATGTGTTTAATCCATCGATTACCAAAGTTTTAGAGTTTCGGTGTAAATCACCAAATCCTTTGTGTTCTTCGTCTATTTGTTTTAGTATATCTAAATACTTCTTATTAATCTGACTCATTGCCTTCATCCGTTGTAATTTCAACTTCCTCTGATGCTGATGTTTTGTATTGTAAAATAGTTGCTTCGCAGATTCTACGATAGATTTGGTCTTTTAAATCCTCATCTTCTAAAATAGATACGAAGTCTTTTGCCTGGAATTTAATTTCCTCACCTGATTCAATATCAGTATAGGTGTACCAAGCTCCACCTTGCTTCACCAATTTTTGGTCTTTCATTACTGAAATCCAACCACCATAATTATCAATACCTCTATCAAAGAAAATATCAAAATCTGCGTGTCTTAAAGGAGGTCCCATTCTGTTTTTAATAACCTGGCAACGAACCTTAATACCTACGATTCTATCACCTGCTTTCAATTGTCCCATATTCTTCAAACGAACTCTAACAGATGCGTGGAATGCCAATGCTTTACCACCCGATGTTGTCCACGGGTCTCCAAACATTGCGTTCATCTTCTGTCTTAATTGGTTTGTGAATACTAATGCAATAGATTGTCTACCAATCATATTGGTAATCTTTCTCATTGCTTTTGAAATGATGATTGCCTTATCAGTTGCGTAACCGTCTTTATCATAATCAGCTTCCATCTCTTTCTTTGAAGATGCTGCTGCTACCGAATCTACTACGATTGTAACTAATCTATCCTTATCACCCTTACGAACTTGCTCAATGATTGTCTCACAAGCCTCAAAAATACCTTCGACGGTATCTACTGAAACATAAAGGAGTTTGGAAATATCCACTCCAATTGCTTCTAAAAACTCTCTACTAACTGCGGTTTCCGTGTCAATTAGAACTGCAACACCACCTTTTCGTTGTGTTTCAGCTAACAGATGGGCAGAGAGCAGAGATTTTCCACTCTGCTCTAAACCCGTAATTTCTGTTATTCTACCAACTGGCAAACCACCATAAGGTCTGTTTGAGATTGCAACATCAAGCATTGCATTTCCCGTAGATAACCAATCTTTGACATTTGTCGGAGCATCCGAACTATCATCGTCTAAGAAATAGGCAATCTTCCCATCCTTATTTTGTTTGTTTAGAGAATCGGCAAGTAACCCTGCTAAATCATCTTCTCTTTTTGCCATTATAACTGGTTTTGTTAGTTGTTAAATAAATCGTCAAATGCCGATTCTACATCATCTTTTGCAACTGCTGCTTTTGGTGCAGGTTTTGCGGGTACATTTACAACAAGTTCTTCTTCATCCCAAGGTAGTTTATCAATTACTGGTGGTTGTGTTGTTCCACCCATATCTGTTGATACTGATGATTGTGTTTTGGGTGCTTCTAATGCTTCGTTTACAGGATTACCTGCTCCGTTGGCAGCTGCCGATGGGTTTAACCAACTTTCTAATACACCCTTTAACTCATCATAAGATAATTCAGAATATAAATCTGTAATCTCTTTCTGTGCGTTTAACAAATCAGTTACTGCTTGTGAGTCATCTAAGATTTTAGATGTTGCAGGTTTAACACGAATTGTAGTTGTTGGGTATGCTGCATTTGATTCTTCTGCTGATACTACTTCCAATACAATATCACGTCCTGTATGTGGGTCTGTGATATCACCATAATCAGGGTCTGCAATGTATCCTAAAATATCTTGATAAACGGTCTTACCGAATCCCCAAAACTTAACACCTTCACTTTCCTTACCTCTTACGATAACGGGTGCGAATGTTCTTAATTTTGGCTCCATCTTCTTACCTGCTTTCCAATCATCGGTATCACCTGTGCGTTTTAACTTTTCAGCAAACTCTACAATAGGGTCAGGTCTTCCAAATGAGATTGGAGATAAATAAGTTTTGTTGTTAATGTTGTAATGAAAATACAATTCAATAAAAGGATTATCTTTATTAAACTTGTAAGGTACTAAACGGATTTGAGATTTTCCGTTTGCCGGTTTCCAAATTGAATCCGATTTCTTTGTGTTGTTTTGAAGAGAGCTAAATCTCTTTAGTGCTAATGAAATATCCATTTGCTTTTTAAGTTTTAAGTGTTAAAAAAATTGTTTTAAGTTTTAAGGTTATATCGCGATTACCTATATCTAAATATAACCTTTTTGCTTTTGTTGTAACAAATATACTAAAAAATTATTACATTTCCAAGCTTAATTTTGCCCAATAAAAAGGCTCTATTTTGCCCATTTTCCTCTTTGCACCAATTGAGCGATTACGGAATATACGGCAAGGTCTTCGTAAGTATCTGCAATGGATTCACCAACTTCATCTGGCTGACCTAATACTACTAATTGTTTTAATCTTTGGATTTTATCGTTTTGTCTAAACCATAATCCTGTCAAAGATAATTTAATATCTTCTTTGGTTTGTAGAGCAGTTCCTACTGAAATGTTACCTGGTCCGTAGTTGCGTTGTTTCTTACAAAATGTAACATACATCTCGTCTAAAATGTTTTTGAACTCATCACACGTTTCTGGATACATTTCTTCGCAATATGAGATTGCGGATGTGTTTTTTAATGTTTCTGTCATAACTTATTTTTTAATACCCCATTTTGTTTCTAACATTTTATAATATCTCTGTGTTTTGTTTCCATTATACAGAAAATACACAATATGGATGTCAAACCATAACTCCAATTTTTTCAGTAACTTTTTCATTTGTTTTATTTATTTTGTTTTTAAGTTTTAACGCTAAGGCACACAATTCGTACTCCTCATATTCTACAAGGATTTGAATGTTTTCATCAAGTAATTGGATAAACTCTTTACTATGAATTGAAAGAGTGATGACAATCATCTCTTTAACTACAATTTCTGCAAAATCTACCGAGTCTTTCTTATTTCTGATTCCGAAAGATACACCATCTATAATTGCTTTTGCAATCTCACAACGATGTGTTTCGAAAATATCCGAAGGGGAATTAGCAAAAATCTGTACAGGTTTGAATCGTTTTCTTTTCATTTATACAAATATAAGGAAAAAATCTTACTTTTCCAAATTATCTGTATTAAAACTTTTGTAAACTTTTGTTGGAATTTTTTTGTAACCTGAATTGGATGTGGTTAAAATACAATTTTTATATTCTTCCCAATCAATCATATACCCACTATCTATTTGCCCACCAGTTTTAGATTTAACAACTTCGTTTAAGGCATTAATTGTGTATATAGTATTAGATTGTTTTTTTCTATGAACTAAAATAGTCTTCCAATCGGAAGGTATTGCAGAAGAACCTTTTGCTACATTAAATGTAATAAACAATTCATCCGATTTAGACTTGTTTTCTAATATAAAAACATTAGGGTTTGTCAAATCATAATTGTCTAAAACAAACTTTATAGATATGTCTAACTCGTCTTTTAAAGTAAAAAGGCATAGTAGTTGTGTATTCATTTATTATATGTTATTAGTATTATCTAACATATATATAAAAATGAAAACAAATCAGTCTTTTTAGAGATTATTACTATCCATTTTTACCAAAACACTTCTGAACGTCTGGATGATATTTGTAGACGGTTTGCAATTTTCCCAAAATACCACTTTTAGACCTTTGTATTTTTTCTCCAATAGGGTATTTTTGTCCATTCTTTGATATAGCATATACTATTTTAGAACCACCAGTTATAGTAGTTTCACCCTTTTTGGTAGTTTCTCTTTCTTCTCCTACTTCAAAATGTGATACCATATCATTTTTATCACTAAATGGTAAGCATTTTTGCATAGTTGCTTTATTAACCGCAACACCACCACTTTCTTGATAGAATGCATCCGGGTCTTTATATACACCACTACCACCAAACATAATGTTTAAGTGTAATTTTTCAGCTACGGATTCCGCTTCTAATAAAGTTCCAATACCAACCTGAGTTCCGTTTACATTTACAGTCTGCTCATCCAATTTTTTAATTAACATTAAATCGGTTTCAACTGTCCTCTTTCTAATTTCACCTAATTTAGCACCTAATTTAGGACCATCTGTTTTATTTGATAAATCGGATATAACTCTTTGTTCTGTTTTTGTTAAAGTATTATTTGGGTCTGATGCATATTTAACAAACCCTTGCATAATTTCGGTATCGGTTGGTGGTGTAGCATGACCATCCGGTAAGTATGCCATATGTTTTTTAGATTTACTCATCATTTCAGCAACTCCTTTTACACTCTTACCGTCACCTTTCCAATATTTGTCAGGAAATGCACCCGTTGATAATGTTTTTGCCAATCCTACTAATGTATTAGGGTTTACACTTTGTAAGTGAATGATTGGTCCATTTACAACTTTATCCAAATCGGTCTCTAATGTCTGATACTCTTTTATGGCACTACTCATTACATTTTTAACTGCTTCACCTTGCTCTGCCGTCATTTGTCCTTTTTGGACAAAATCTTCAATTTGTTTCTTTTTAAACTCAACTTCGGCTGCAATTGTAGATTGAGCAACGATTGCATTTACATTATCTTTATCCGAATAGAATGTCATATGTAAATCACCGGTATCTTTATTTACAACAAATATGGCAGTATCGGATGGATTTTCTCCTCCTCCACTATTTCTAATAATTTGTGTTGCTTCTTCTTTGGTAATTTCTGTATTTCCTAATAAAATCTTACCTTTGGTAGAGTTCACTGCATCTTCTTGCGATTTTAAACCTTTGGCATCTCCAAAAAATGGAATAGATGTTGCATTTTCAATACCATTTTTTTCTATGATTGCCTGCTTTACATGGTTAGTTTTACTCTGTGCTGCTCTGGTTGCAATAATTGATTTGGATGCAAGACCAATTGATAC